GACGGAACCGCGGCCGACTACCTCGAAGAACTGGGCGTGGACGCTGACGCAGTTATGAAGCAGTTCAACAAGGGCGGCCCGGACGCGCAGAAAGCGATCGGCACCGTCATGAAGGCGATCATGGAGTGCGACGACGCGACGCTGCAATATCAGGCGGGCGTGGGGATCTTCGGCACCATGTGGGAAGATCTCGGCGCTGACACGGTGGCCTCTCTCATGAAAACAGAGGGCGCGATCAGTAGCACCAACGACGCTATGGCGCAGATGGACGCGACAGCGTATGACACGCTCGAGGCGAAGCTCGGCAGGCTTGCCAGAGAATATAAAGGCGTAGGATCCGCCGTAGCAGGCACCGGTGGCGCGGCAATATACGCGGCGGCAAACTGGGACACCATAGCGGCTAAAGCGGCCACAGCAAAGGCGACCTTCGCAAAAGCAGGCGGAGCGATAAAGGCGGCACTTGCCGGCGTTTCCGCAACGGCGCTTGCCGTCGTGGCCGTCGTAGCGATCCTTGTCGCTGCCTTCGTAAGTCTCTGGAAGAACAACGAGGACTTCCGAAACAAGATCATCGGGATCTGGGAAGAAATCAAGGGCAAATTTGCGGAATTTGGTCAAGGAATAGTCGATAGGCTTAACGCGCTCGGCTTCGACTTCGAGAACTTCGGAGAGGTGGTACGGGCCGTCTGGGACGGCTTCTGCTCGGTGCTCGCGCCTATTTTCGAGGGCGTATTTCAGCAGGTGAGCAATATCCTCGGCGGCTGTCTCGACGTGCTTATGGGCTTGTTCGACTTTTTCGTCGGGCTCTTTACCGGCGACTGGGAGAAGTGCTGGACTGGAATTAAAGAGGTATTCGTCGGTGTATGGGACTTCCTCGTCGCAACCTTCGAGAACTGGGGCAACTCTCTGAAAGCAGTCGCCGACGTTGTGCTCGGCTGGTTCGGCACCAACTGGGAGGAAACATGGACTAAAACGAAAACCTTTTTCTCCGAAACGTGGAGCGCTATTTCCTCGTTCTTCTCCAACACATGGAACAGCATAAAAACGGCAGCCTCCACCGCATGGAGCGGGATCAGCTCGTTCTTCTCCAACACCCTGACCGGCATTAAAGACTTTTTCGTCAATATCTGGAACGGGATCACCTCGTTCCTCTCCGGAGCGTGGGAAACGATCAAGAACGTGGTGCAGGTGGGCATTATGCTTGTTGGATCTATCCTCAGCGCTGCCTTCCAGATCATCACCCTGCCGTTCCGGTTTATCTGGGAAAACTGCAAAGAATATGTATTTGCGGCGTGGGAATGGATCAAGGAAAAGGTAACGACGGCGATCAATGCCGTGAAGTCCGTCATAGGCACGGTCATGAACGCGATCAGCTCCGTTATTTCTACGATCTGGAACGGCGTCAAGTCCGTGACCTCCAGCGTCTGGAACGCAATCAAGGGCGTGATCTCATCCGTATGGAGCGCGATCTCGTCAAGAGTCACGACCGCGATCAATGCCGTGAAATCCGTCGTCTCGTCGGTATGGAACACGATCAAATCGGTGACTTCCTCGGTTTGGAACTCTATCAAGAGCGTGGTCTCGTCCGTATGGAGCAGTATCAAAGCGGCGGTGTCTGCTGCGATCAACGCGGTGAAGTCCGTCGTGTCCAACGTCTGGAATGGTATCAAGTCCGTGACCTCTTCCGTGTGGAACGGTATCAAGTCCGGCGTTTCCAGCGCCGTGAACGCGGTCAAGTCCACCGTTTCCAACGTATTCAATAGCATTAAAAACACGGCGTCGAATGTGTGGAACGGCATTAAAAATGCCATTCTGACACCTATCGAAGCAGCCAAGAACAAGATCAAGGGCATTGTGGACACGATCAAGGGATTTTTCAGCGGCATGAAGCTGAACCTCCCGAAGATCAAGCTCCCGCACTTTAGTGTGGAGGGCAAGCTGTCGCTCTCGCCTCCAAGTGTGCCAAAGCTCAAAATTGACTGGTACAAGGACGGCGGCATTATGACACAGCCGACGATCTTCGGCGCAGCAGGCAACAAACTGCTGGCCGGCGGCGAAGCCGGAGCCGAGGCTATTCTGCCTCTTTCCGTCCTCTGGGAAAAGCTGGACGCAATACTCAGTAAAGCGTTCAACGCATTCAGCACCACCGGAGAACCCTCTGGCGGAGGGCTCACAAACAAAGCGGGAGAACTGCTTACGCTGGACAACTTCTCACTGGGAAGTCTGGCCGACGGCACAAACGTGGTTATTTACTACGACTTCTCCAACTTCACATGGAGCCCACAGATCCAGACGGGCGGCGCCGGTGACAACGAGGACGACCTCATGGCACGACTCAAGGCTCACGAGGCTGAGTTCTTCGACTGGCTGGATGAATTTATTAAAATGCGGGAGGTGGCGCAGTATGCGTAGGGTAACAGCCTATAAGGAATACACCACGCGAGAGGGCGACACCTTCGACGCGCTTGCGCTCGAAATGTACGGCGAGGAAACCCTCGCCCACTACATTATCGAGTTCAACCCCGACTACGCGGACGTGCTGATATTTGAGGCGAATGTGAGGCTCCTGCTTCCGATCGTCGAAAATGTGGAAACGCCGGACACGCTGCCTCCGTGGCGTCGGGGAGAGGACAGCGAGGACACCGCTTGAACCTCTACTACAACGGAACGGATATATATAACGACGTGTCGGTGAACTACTGCGTGCATGAAATGTTCGCGGAAAAGCAAGCCGACACGCTCGTGATCCGTTTCAACGATCCAAAGGGCGTCTGGAGTAAATGGAACCCGGCGGCCGGGGACACGTTGCGCTTCAAAGAAGGAGCGGGCGACACCGGCAAAATGTTCATTCACTGCATGACCTCCGAAAATGGTTTATTTACGATCCGGGCCATGTCAATGCCCCAGAGCGGGAAAACCAAAAAATCAAAGACGTGGGAAGGCGTGCGCTTTTTGCAGATCGGAAACGAGATCGCGAGAAACCTCGGGCTCACGTTCAAAAACTACGGCTGCGCGGATCACGTGTACAAGCACTTGAAGCAGGAAAACGAAACAGACCCGGGCTTCTTTCGACGTATTTGCACGCTGGAAGGCTATCAAATGCTCATATATGACGGCGCCCTGCTGGCATATAACGAGCAGTATATTGAGGGCCAAACGCCTGCGGGCACTCTTGAAGTGGGCGCAAACGGCGTTTTTGAATACAAGGACAACCGGGCGGAGTGCTACGGATCCTGCGAGATATCCAGCGGCAGCTATTCCGGCAAGTTCAAAGCACCGAATGCTTCCAGCTCGGCCGTGCTACGGCCGGAAGAGGGCATACAAGCGACAAGCAACTCCGAAGCGGCACGCTTCGCTAAGGGACTGCTCAGGAATGCCAACAAATACGGCCGCACCGGTAAGTTCTCCAAGTCGCTGCTGCTCGGCTATGCGGCGGCCAGCTTACTGACGCTAAAAACCGAAAAGGCGAGCGCATGGAACGGCACCGTGTTTGTTTACAAAGTGCGCCACGACTTCGTGGGCAATAAGTCAACAATCTATTTTAGAGAACCGCTGGAGGGCTATTAAATGGGCAAGATCAACAAGGGACGGATCGCGAGCATAAGCGGAAACACCGTCCGCATTGTTCCCTCCGACTCCAACACAAAAACAACGGCAAAAATTACGACCTTATGGCTCCTTCGCGGCGACGCGGGAGATCTGAAAAAGGGCACCGAGGTAATATACTTCGAGGCCGACGACTCCACGGGCTTGATTTTAGCACGTGCCGACGGTGAGGGCTCATTCCCGGGCGGCGGATCCGGCGGAGCTGACGGCGAGGACGGAATAACCCCACACATCGGAGCCAATGGCAACTGGTACATAGGCGACGAGGACACCGGCGTGAAAGCCGCCGGAGAGGACGGAGAACCGGGCCCGCAAGGCCCTCGAGGTCTCAAAGGTGAAACCGGCGAGACTGGCCCACAAGGCCCACAAGGCGAAAAAGGAGAGCCCGGTGCCGATGGAGCGCAAGGCCCCAAAGGCGA